GCCGGCAAAGACATTCCGCCGGTGCTCGGCGATATCGCGACTTCTTTCGCGCCTAAAGGTGATGGCTCTCTGCTGATGCCTGGCGCCGTCAAGACGCCGGGGCCGGTGGGTGGTGACGTCGTTCGTTCGCTGGCTTCGCCGCCGGTATCGAGCACACCCGCTGGGGTTTCGCTGATGGCGGTACCGCCAAAATCGCCGGCGCCGAAGATCGAGCAAAAGGTTGATATCAGCGCGCCGATTCAGGTGACCGTGCAGGGCGACGTGAAGGATCCGGCGCAGCTCGCTCGCGAGCTTCAGCCATACATCGCACAGCAACAGCGCGAAATCACTCAACAGCTGGAAAGCCGCAAGCTCTACGACGACGCGCATCTTTGACCTGGGGGATTTATGGGCTACATGGAGCAGCTGCAATCAAGCGTTAAGTCCCTGGCGGCGGCGGGTGAGACTGGTCGCCGTAGCCTGGATGGGATGATCGCGCCGGTAGACGGGGCGATCAGTGAACTTAGCGGCGCGGCCTCGGAGTTGGAAGGCATTCCGTTTGTGGGACCGGCCGTTGGCGAAAAGCTTCAGCGCGTTATGCGTGGGGTGACGGCGGCCCAGGCGAAGGTCGGCCAGGTGGTCTCGGTGTACAGCGCAGCCACCCGGGCGGCGTCTCAGATTGATGAGCGCTTGGGTGCGCTGAAGGAACAGGCGGGGCGGGCGGCGACGGCGATCAACAACATCGCCGGCAAGGTCAGCCCCTCGCTGTCGGGCATTCTCCCGACTGGGGCCTTTGCTGCTGATGCCACACCGGCGCCGGAGGCAGTGAAACCCTTCCCGCACCTGATGATCATGCAGCCGCGTGATCCGAAACAACAGCCGTACTTCTTCAACCTAGACACGGCGGCCTTTGATGAGCTGCGGCGTTCGTCTGCGTTTCGCTGGGCCTCTCAGGAGCGGCTGAAGCGTCGACCCGCCCAGCAAGCTATTGGTATGGGAGACGAAAAGCTGACGTTGAAGGGCGCCATCTTCCCGGGCTTCAGGGGCGGCATCAAACAACTGGACACCCTGCGAACCCTGGGGGGCAAGTTGCAGCCGCTGACGCTGACCACCGGCTACGGCGACGTGCTGGACACCTGGTGCATGACCAGTGTCGAGGAAGAACAAAGCGCGCTGCTGGGCGGCGGCATCCCACGTAAGCAAGGCTTTACCCTGGAGTTTGTACGCTATGGCGACGACATGCAGAACGTCTGACGGGGATCTGTTGGACACCATCTGTCACAACTACTACGGCCATCTGAGCGGCACGGTGGAGGCCGTGCTCGATGCCAATCAAGGGCTGGCCGATGAAGTTCAGCCGTACCGAGCTGGTGTGGTGATTGTCCTGCCGGACATGCCGGCACCCACTGAAGAACTTGTGATGCTTTGGGATTAGCCAGGCCAGGCTGTCCTTTCCATCCGTTACGCGTAACGGCCGCCAACATTCCCCCGCGTTGGCGGGGTAACTGGGTGAACCATGACCCCTCGCTTTCGCGTCGTTGCAGACGGTAAAGACATCACCGCGCTGATCAATGACCGCCTGTTATTGCTGAAAACCACTGACAAACCAGGCATGGAGTCTGACGACTTCGAGTTGCGGATCGATGACCGCGACAGCGCCGTGGCGCTGCCCAAGCGCGGCGCCGGCATTGAGATCTACCTGGGCTATGCCGAAACGTCCATGGTGCGGCTAGGCCGTTACATGATGGATGAGGTCGAGATATCCGGCCCGCCTAACACCATCGTCGTGCGCGGCAAGGCCGGCGACATGCGCGGTACCGGAAAGACGGTGCGCAGCGGTAGCTGGGAAGATGTGCCGCTGTCCAAAATCGTGGCCGACGTGGCTGCCCGCAACGGCTGGACGCCGGTGTGCAACGTCTCCACGAACATGCCCCGGGCTGACCAGCTCAGCGAGTCTGATTTCAACTTCATCACCCGTATTGCCAAGCAGCACGACTGCACGGCCAAGGTGGCTGATGGGAAGTTGATTGTCATGACCCGCGACGGCGGCACCAGTGCGAGCGGCAAGGCCTTGGGCGCCGTCACCATCACGCCGGCCGATGTCAGTCGGTGGCAATTCCGCTTAGGCGATCGGAACACGCACAAGGCGGTGGCCACCAAGCACCAGGACAAGAAAAGTGGTGAGCTGAAGCTGATCAGCCTGGACAACACGGATGCGCCCGACGGGCTGCCGGCGGTGCATACAGACCGTCATATCTACCCCAACAAGACCGCTGCGGCCCAGGCCGCTAAGGCCCGCCTGACCGCCTTTAATCGATCTTCGGCAGGCGTTCGTCTTGAAATGCCCGGGCGTACCGATCTGTTTGCCGAGAGGTCGGTAAACGCCACGGGCTTCAAGGTCGGCATCGATGGCGAGTACCTGGTCGACTCGGTGGAGCAGGTATTTACCCAGGCAGGCTGGTCGACCACCGTCGAGTGCAATGGCGGCAAAAAGGGTAAGGCCAAGGCCAAGGGCAAGAAGGCGAAAAAAACCAAGGAGGTCAAGGTTCTACAGCTTTGACGTGAGTCGCTGAAACCCCCGTTTAACTAGAAACCGCCGCCGTTTGGCGGCTTTTTTTTGCCTGGAGAAAACATGTCTATCACCCTGCAGCAGTTGCTGTTGATCCTCCCGAACGCTGGCCGTCAGGCCGGGCTTTTTGTCGGTGTCTTGAATACTGCGATGAGTAAGTACGGCATCGTCACGCCCAAGCGAATCGCGGCCTTCATCGCTCAAGTCGGGCATGAGTCCGGCCATTTGACGCGCCTGGTCGAGAGCCTGAACTACAGAACGGACCGAATCATAGCCTTGGGTAATGCCGCTAGCCCAGGTTCCCGCTGGCGATCCCTGGTGCCGCGTGCCGCCGAGCTGGCGGGCAGTTCGGCACGTATGGGGAATGCCGTCTATGGCGGCCGTATGGGCAATGGCCCTGAGGCGTCAGGTGAGGGCTACATCTACCGAGGGCGCGGCCTAATCCAGATTACTGGCAAGGACAACCATCGTGCGTGCGGTGAAGCTCTGGGCGTCGACCTGATCAATCACCCCGAGCTGCTGGAGCAGCCGCAATATGCAGCGCTGTCGGCGGCCTGGTACTGGTCCGTGAACGGGCTGAACACGCTGGCCGACGCCGGCGACATCCAGAACATCGGGAGCCTCATCAACACGGGCAGCAAGGGCAGGGTCCCGAATGGTGCGGCTGATCGCCTGGCGCTGTATCAGACGGCATTGCGGGTGCTGGCATGACGCCCGTGCAAAAGCTGGCCGGCCTGGTAGTACTGATCCTGGTGGCTATGGCCGCGAGCTTCGGCGTTGCCTGGCAGGTGCAGGACTGGCGCCTCGGCAGGGTGATGGCAGAGCAGGGCGCCCAGTTCGAGGCGGACCTGACCGCGATCGGCAATGCCGCTGCAGCTCAGGCCCGTACCGAGCAAGACAAGCGGCTGGCCACCGAGCAGCAACTGGCCGCCTCCGACCAACAACACACCAAGGAATTATCCGATGCCCAGCGCAACCAGGCTCTACTGCGTGACCGCCTTGCTACTGCTGATGTGCGGCTGTCAGTCCTTCTCGACGCCACGGATTCAGCCAGTGGCTGCAACGTGCCTACCACCCCCGGCGCCGTCGGCGTGGTTCATGCAACCCGTCGAGCCCAACTTGACCCAGCGCATGCTCAACGAATTATCGCCATCACCGACGCCGGCGACCAAGGACTGATGGCGCTGCGGGCATGCCAAGCGTATGTCAGGGCTGTGGCGCGCTGAGACCACTGAACTACTCTTAGGTCTGGCGTTCGTATTGCGATTACCGGGCCAATGAGAAAGAGGGACCATGGACAAGCGGCTTGCAGGCCTTTCATTCCTGCTTACTCTCGGCTGGGTCACGGCCGTCGTGTTCGTGATGTGGTTTTTCAACTGATGGGTCCGGCTCTATAAGCTCTGGCCCCTGACTCCTCGCGTTGCCCACCGCTTTGCCAACAGGGAACCACTCAAACTGTTCCGTAGGCTGGCACAGCTCTTTCGCGATTTCCTGCGCGCGCGCGGGCGAAAGGTCAGGATCGAGCCATTCATTGGCGTGCTCAGGAGTAAGCACTAATGGCCGTCGGTCATGTATGTCGACCATGCCCTGATCGCTGGCAGCGGTGATGATGACGAAGCCGTCACCTTCGTGCGGGTCGAGTCCTGGGTGCACCTGGGCCAAGGCGCCAAAAAACATGGGCTTTCTGCTTTTCAACCTGATGAAGTAGGGCTGCTTCTTTTTCGGGTCGTCTGGGTCTTTGACCCACTCATACCAGCCCTCGCTGGGCACGATCGCACGGCCCCTAGGCCAAAGCTGTTTGAAAAACTTACCAGTCGTCACGGTCTCTACCCGAGCATTTATCGGGTCTGGCCGTTTGCCTTTCGCCCAGAATGGCGCCCATCCCCATGGCACAGCATCAATGTGCAGCCCATCCTCTTTGCTGTGCAGAAGTTGCACACGCGTCGACGGCGCGACGTTGAAACGGTTAACCGGTTCTGCATCGTAGCCACTGAATAACTCGATCTGAGGGCTCAGCTCCTGGATATAGATCGCCATCCCTTCGTACTGAACAAATCGGCCACACATAGACTTCTCCACACGTCGGGTGCCTGGAACGGTTCACTGCCGCCCATCTCTACACGGTAGACCTTTACGTGTGCGATTCGTTATGACCTTCGATATTCGGCATATAAGCGAGCTTAGAGCCTGGCTTGCTCTCGATGATGACCCCGCGTTTGTTAGCGGAACGCCCGAGTACAGATACGAGACCCGCCTGGCAATGACTGATGACCTCAAAAGCCGAGGAATCATCGACACTGCCGAGTGGCGCGAGCTGGTGGCCGAGGCCAGCACCGCGTACACCGAAGAGGTGGCTTGAACCGCCCGCTTGTCAGATATCTCTTACACGAAATTGACCGCAAACCCTTCTACGATATTAACTGTATGTCCGTACAGTATTTGTATAAGGCAGCACCATGAGCTTCAACATCTTGGGTCCAATTGCCAGCGGCGGCGTAAAACTGCCTCTCTGCTCGTTTCACGTACCGGCCGGCTTTCCGTCCCCTGCAGCCGATCACATTGAGCAGCATATTTCCCTGGATGAAGTACTCAACATCAGGGCTCCGCACGTCTACCTGGTGATGATCACCGGCGAAAGTATGCAGGGCGCCGGAATATTCGAGGGTGACCTGGCTGTGGTGGATCGCTCCATTGAGCCGGCCCACGGCCATATCGTGGTGGCGTTGCTCAACAATGACCCTATGTGCAAGCGACTGTGCAAGCGTGGCAAGGAAGTGATCTTGCTATCCGAAAACCCCAAGTACCCCGCACGCTATGTGCTGGAAGGCGACGAGCTCTCAATCTGGGGTGTGATCACCAGCACTGTCCGCAGTCATGTCTAATCCGCCAGTATTCGCGCTGATAGACTGCAACAGCTTCTATGCCAGTTGCGAACGGGTGTTTCGGCCCGATCTAGCCAAGACGCCTATCGTGGTGCTGAGCAACAACGACGGCTGCGTGATCGCCAGAAGCTACGACGCGAAGCCTTTCATCAAGATGGGCGAACCGTATTTCCAGATCAAGCACAAGCTTAAGCAACACGGCATTGTCCCGTTTTCCTCAAATTACGCCCTGTACGGGGACATGAGTGAGCGGGTAATGACGCTGATCGAGAGCATGGTGCCCGCCGTCGAAATCTACAGCATCGACGAAGCCTTCGCCGACCTTACTGGGATTGGTGAACTTGACGCGCTCGGCAGGCAGATCCGTGCCCAAGTACTTCGTTGCACCGGCATTCCCGTTGGTGTCGGAATTGCCAATACCAAGACCCTGGCCAAGCTGGCGAACCATACGGCGAAACGCATACAGGCTCAGACCGGAGGAGTGGTAAACATCACCGACCCGGTTAAGCGTGATTGGGTTTTGCGCAACACGGATGTATCTGAGGTGTGGGGTGTGGGCCGCAAAATGAAGCTTCACCTAGACGCCCTGGGCATTAAGTCCGCAATGGACCTGGCAAAAGCCGATCCTTGGACGCTCCGGAAAAAATTCAGCGTGGTGATCGAGAAGACGGCGCGGGAGCTGGCCGGCACCTCTTGTCTGGAACTGGATGAGCCAGATCCGCCGAAGCAGGAAATTTGCTGCAGCCGTATGTTTGGCATGCGTCTGACCGAGCTTGCCCCGATCAAAGAGGCGGTGGTCACCTACATGATGCGAGCCTCGGAAAAGCTCCGGGCGCAGAACTCCCTCTGCAAGAAAGTACGAGTGTGCATACGGACCGGCATGTTCAACCCAGACGAGTCGAAATATGCGAACGGGGTGGTAGTGGATATGCCTTATCCAACCGATGACGTTCGGTTACTCACCAAAGCCGCCGTTGATGCGCTCGACCGTATTTTTCGGCCTGGATTCAAGTACAGCAAAGCCGAGGTGATGCTGCTAAACCTCTGCCAGCCTGGCGAGTACACCGATGATCTGTTCGCGGTCTCGCAGCCGGCAGAAGCGACGCGGGTAATGTCGGTGCTGGACCAGATCAATGACAGGTGGGGAAGGGGAACGCTGCGGTCTGCCAGCGTGCCTACCAATCCTGAGTGGGGAATGAGGCGCGAGATGATGAGCCAAAGCTACACCACCAAGCTGGGCGAGCTCTGGACTGTCAGCTGCAAATAGAGGTTTCCTCGCGCCATGAGGACGACTAACGTAGCTTGATGAACTCTTCGTTGTTCACAATGGGTCAGAACTGACTCTATTAGTCTTAATGCTGACCTTAAAGTTTGGACGTAAAAAAGGTGTTTTACGGTCTTAGATGGAAGATATGACCAATTTGGAATTTTTCCGCTAATCACTCGTTCCTGAAAGGCGTTTGCTTATTTGGCGTAGTTCTCTCATTGCAGTCAGTAAAACTTGTGCCTGATTTAGGATGCTGTTTGCGATTTCTGCATGCCCACATGTATGTAGTTTGGTGGCATTTTTAATGATTTCATGAGCGCGATTTTCAATTGCATCGGCATACATTTCTAGTTTTTGAATCAT